TGGCGCCAGGCGAGGACATGCGCTTTGCGACGCCGCCGGGCGCCGGGGCCGATTACGGCCCGTTCATGCGGCAGCAACTGATGGCCGCCGCCGCATCGGTCGGCATGCCGTACGAGATTCTCACTGGCGACCTGCGTGAAGTGGGCGACCGCGTGCTTCGCGTGCTGCTCAACGAGTTCCGGCGCGCGATCGAGCAGCTGCAGTGGAACATCTTCATTCACCAGTATTGCCGCCGCGCGTGGGCGTGGTGGGTCGACGCCTGCGCACTGTCGGGCGCGATGCCGATGCCGGACTTCCATCGCACACGGCGTGAATACCTTCGCGTGCGCTGGGTGCCGCAGGGCTGGCCGTACATCCATCCGGTGCAGGACGTCAATGCGCAGAAGCTCGCAATCCGCGCGGGGCTGACGAGCCGCTCGGCCTCGATCCTCAAGCAGGGCGAAGACCCCGAACAGGTCGACGGCGAAAACGCCGCCGACAACGCGCGGGCCGATGCGCTTGGCCTGCGTTACGACACCGATCCCCGCTCACGCGACATCGCGGGCGATGGGGTACCCGATACGCTTATCCAGAAGCAGGAACCGTAGATGAAAAACCGTAAGTGGTGGGACATCCGGGCGATGACGAACGCGCAGGGCGCGGCCGTCGCCGAGATCCGGATCTATGACGAGATCGGATTCTGGGGCACCGATGCGAAGACGTTTATCGCGCAGCTCGACACCGCGGCGGCCAGCGCGACAGAGGTCATCGTCGCCGTGAATTCGCCGGGTGGCGACGTGTTCGACGCCTTCGCGATTTACAACGCGCTGCGCCGGCATGCGGGCAAGGTCACTGCGCGCGTCGATGGCGTGGCTGCGTCCGCAGCGGGGCTGGTGGTGATGGCGGGCGACCAGGTCGTGATGCCCGAGAACGCGATGCTGATGATTCACAACCCGTGGACGATCGCGCTCGGTTCGGCGGCGGATCTCCGGAGCACCGCCGACATGATGGACAAGGCGCGCGACGGGATTCTCGCCGCGTACCGGCGCAAGAGCGGCCAGACGGACGAGCAGCTTACCGCGATGATGGACGCCGAGACGTGGCTCACGGCGCTCGAGGCGCAGTCGCTCGGCTTCTGCGATGTGATCGAGGAGCCGGTGCGGCTCGCCGCGTCGACCAACGCGGCGGGGCTGCTCGCCCGCTTCAGGAATCCGCCGGAGCCGGTGCAGGCGCTGGTCGAAGGCGATGGTGATCCGCCGACCGCAGATCCGCCACCCGCAGATCCGCCGTCCGATGAGCCACCGGTCGGTGATCCGCCGGCGTCGACTCCACCCAAACTGCCACCGCCGGATCCGGCGCCCCCCGAGCCGGTGACGGCGCAGGAAGAGCCCGGCGTGCTGGCCGCCCATGTGTTCAACGCCTGCCGCGCGGCCAACCTGTCCATGTGCGCGGAAAGCATCGTCACGCTCACGGCGCTGAAGAATCGCGCCACGATCGACGCGGCAATCCGGAACGCGACCGACATTGCCGGCCTGTGTCTGGCGGCGAAGCTGCCCGAACTGACCGCGCAGTTCGTGGGCGATGGCCTGAATCCCGATCAGGTACGCGCGCGCCTGTTCGATCGCGTCACGCAGACCCAGCCGCGTGTGAATAACCGGCAGCAGCCGGTCCTGCATGACGCCGGCCGATCTGTGCAGGATACGACGCAGGGTGCGGCGCCGGGTCCGAAGGCGTCGTCGATCTACGCCGCCCGCAGGGGCGTCGCAAAGTCACTTTGATAACGGCCTGTTCATATTCAGGCACAGACAGGGAGCAACGGTATGACCACCATCAAGACCCAGGGCATGAACACCCGCGAGTTTCTTCTCTCGGAAGGCGCGGGCCGCATCTCGCGCGAGCAGATCGTCGTGGTGAAAGGCGATGCGCTTCCGGCCGGGCAACTGCTCGGCACAACCGGCACCGGCGAATATGCGCCGTATGACAACACGGCAACCGACGGTTCCGAGATCGCGACCGCGATCCTGTATGGGCCACTTGCGGCGTCAACGGACCCGCGCCCGGCCGTCGGCATCGTGCGTCTCGCCGAGGTCGCCGAAAGCCGACTCACGGGGCTCGATGCCGCCGCGCGCAGCGACCTCGCCGCGCACTACGTAATCGTGCGCTAGACCCCACCGTCGTTCCGACCATGTGGCCGTCGCTAACGCCGGCGGTCGCATCACATACACACTCCAGGAGAACCCTTATGGCGGATATCGCCCTTCTCAATGACGATGCGTTCTCGCTGTCGTCGCTCAGCGCTGCGATCAACGAGCAGCCGCAGGTGCCCAGCCGGCTTGCCACCCTCGGTCTCTTCGAGGAAGAAGGCATCACGACCACCGTGGTGCAGATCGAGCGCGACGGCGACACGCTGGCACTCGTGCCGACCGGCCAGCGTGGTGCTTCCGGCGCCGTCGTCGTCGGCAGCAAGCGCAACATGATTCCGTTCAATACGGTGCACCTGCCGCAGCGCGCGACGATCGGCGCCGACGAGATCCAGAATCTGCGCGCGTTCGGTTCGGAGACCGAGCTCGAGGCGATCCAGACCGTGATCAATAAGCGTCTCGCCAAGATGCGCCGCCAGCTCGATGCGACGCACGAGTTCCACCGCATCGGCGCGGTCAAGGGGCTGATTCTCGATGCCGACGGCAAGTCGGTCGTCGCGGATCTGCTCGATCGCTTCGGCATCCAGCAGACGGTGATCAGTTTCGAGCTGGGCAAGGCCGACACCGAGGTGCGCCTCAAGTGTGCGGATCTGCTCGACGCGACCGAGGATGCACTGGGCAATACGCCGTTCACCGGCGTGCGCGTGCTGTGCGGCCGTAACTTCTGGAACCGTCTGATTGTCCTGAAATCGGTGAAGGAAACCTACCTCAATACGGCGATGGCGTCGGCGCTGCGAGGCGACGCGCGCGACACCTTCGAATTCGGCGGCTGCACCTTCGAGCGCTATCGCGGTCGCGTCGGCGACATCGGTTATGTGGCCGACGATGAAGCGTGGGCCGTGCCGGAAGGCGTGCCGGATCTGTTCATCACGCGCTTCGCGCCCGCCGACTACATGGAGACCGTCAACACGAACGGCCTGCCGTATTACGCGAAGCAGGAGCTGATGGATTTCGGCAAGGGCGTGGAGCTCGAGGCGCAGTCCAATCCGATCCACCTGTGCACGCGTCCGAAGGCCGTCATCAAGCTGACGGTCTGAGGAGACACGTATGGCGTTCCGTGATCTGGTCGCGGATCTCGACGATGCCGTGATCCGCGATCTGGCTGACGACGACATCACCGTCGAAGGCGAGCCGTTGCGCGGCATGTTCGCCGCACCCTGGCTCGGTCCGGATCTCGGCCGGCAGCGCACGCAGCTCGAGCACCCGCAGGTGAGCGTGCGCGATGCCGACGCCGTCGCGATCCGCGAGGGCAGCATCGCAACGGTTGGCGCCGATGACTACGTCGTGTTCGAACTGCAACCCGACGGCACGGGATGGACCGTGCTGCTGCTAAGACCCCGTTGAGGCGCTGCTGATGGATGCACTGAAGGTAGAGATCGACGTCAAGGAAGTAACCGCCGCGCTGCAGGGACTGTCACCGTCCGCCATGCAGGCTGCGTGGCGTCGCACGCTGCGCAAGACCGCCGCGTGGATCAAGAGCCAGACCGGCAAGGAAGTCTCGCGTGGCACGCAGATCCCGCAGAAAGCGATCCGCAGCCGGCTGTACTTCTTCATGCGTTCGGCCGATACGGGCAAGGTGTGGCTGGGGCTGAATCCGGTCGAAGCGCACCGGCTCGGCGCGGTGCGCGAAACGAAAAAGGGTATGCGTGCGGGGCGCTTCACGTTCGACAGCGCATGGCGGCAGACGAAGGCCAAACCGGACGGGCCGATCTACCAGCGCACCGGCAAGGCCCGCACGCCGTTCGAGGTCGTGACGGTGAACTGGTCGAAGACGGGCGACCCGGCGTTCCGTCGCGCGGCGCAGATGTGCGAGGCGCGGCTGATGACGATCCTGCGGCAGGAAGTGAACTACGAAATCCAGAAGGTGATTGGAGGAGTCCGGCGTGCCCGATAACCTGAAAACGCTGCACGACGCGATGATCGCGGGCCTGCGCGCGGCGCTCCCGGACATCTCACCGATCGATGCGTATCCGCGCATCGGCCGGAAGATTCCGACGCCCGGCATTGCAGTGGAAATGTCGGAAATGGAACCGGGACACGATCCCGGTACCGGACAGACGTCACTGATCGGACGCTTCCAGGCGCGGGCGATCTGCGATCCGCTTGCATCGAATGCGGATCTCGCGGTGCGCCAGCTGGCCGCGCGAATCGCGTGTGCGGTGCATGCGCAGACGTGGGGTGTGCCGGTGACACCGGCGAAGCTCGTGCAGATCGGCGACGATCCGTTCAGGCCCGAGCTCGACGCGTATCTCGTCTGGCTGGTCGAGTGGACGCACGAGTTTGATCTCGGCGATGTCGCGGCGCCGTTTCCGTCCGCCGGCTCCACTGTGCTGTGGGGCATCGATCCGGATACGGGCACCGCGCCGGGCGCGCAGTACCTGGATCCGGCACACGATCCGTCCGGAGGATAGCCACATGAGCGATTACGAGATTGGCGAGATCGATCGCCTGATCGCGAGC